AGCAGGAAGTACTCGAATCGGACGCACGCCATCGGGTTCTCCGGTGGGGCCGACGAGCCGGTAAGAACATCGTCGCCGTCATCGACCTCGAGGAGCGTGGTCGTCACCCCTGGACCTACGAGTGGGGTTCCGACGATCCGGCGAATACGGTCATCTGGTGGGTCGGGCCGTCGTACAATCAGGCGAAGAAATACGGCTTCCAGCCCCTCAAATCGGCGCTCCCCGATAGCTGGATCGAGCGCGTCTCGAATACCGAACCGTTCGAAATCAAACTCACGAACGGCGTTCTCTACGAGTTCCGAACGTTCGACTACCCTGACACGCTTCAGGGTGCGGGCGTCGACCACATCGTCATCGACGAGGGCGACTACATGCCTGACTCGCTGTGGTACAACGACCTCGACCCGATGCTGATGGACTCGATGGGCTCGATGATGGCGATCTCGAAGCCTATCCGACCCCGATCGTGGTTCAACACCTTCTACGAATACGGCCAGTCCGCCGACTACCCGGACTACTTCTCCTCGCACGCCACGAGCTCCGATAACCCGTTCATCGCCGAGAACCCCGAGGACAAGCGCGGTACGGTCCCCAACCACGTCTTCCGGCGTGAGTATCTGGCGCAGCTTCCGGACGACGGCGGCCAGGTGTTCAAGAAACTCGGCGACCGGCTGTTCACAGAGAGCTATCCGCTCAAGGGTGAGGTCGTCGAGGGGATCGGTGAGGTCTCGCGACCGGCTGCCGACTGCACCCCGCCGTTCTCGGTTGGCGTCGACTTCGCTCGCCATCGCGACTACCGCGTGACCACCGCTCTCGATGCCGAGGGCTACGTGGTCTACTTCTCTCGCGACCAGAACGAGGGCTGGGACACCATCCAATCGGACATCGAGGCCGTCCACGCCAGCTATCCAGGGATCGTCGTCCCGGACGCCTCGCGGGACAACAAGATCATCCCCGACCTCGCGATGGAGGGCGTCACGCTGGAGCCGACGTCGTTCTCGCCGAAGACGAAGAAAGAGCTCATCGAGAACCTGATCACGCTGATCGAGACCGGCGAGATCACGGCCTCAAGCACGTCGGCGCTCGACCAGCTCCGCCTTGAACTCCGTCGGATGGAAAAAGAGGTCACGAACAACAGCTACACGCGGTACAACGCGCCGGACAACGGGCACGACGACTGTGTCGACTCGCTCGCACTGGCGGCGTCGAAGCTCGACGACATCCAACTCGCCGCCCGGCGTGGGTGGAACGAACCCGACGCCGCTGAGGACGACGATGGAGGAATCAGCTATGCCTAAAGATACTGACAACGACGACGAGGAGAGCCGCGAAAAGTACGGTATTCAGGGCGGCAAGGAGTTTGTCGACGAGCTCAACGACGACCAGGAGGACGACGACGATGAGTAGCAGCGACTCGGGCTCACAGTTCGACATGGTCGTCAAGACCGAGCTCGGGAACTCCGCCGCGCTCGAAAAGGCCGAGACGTCGACCCAACTCGACGAACGTAACGTCGGCGTCCAGATCGGGGGCGGTATCGATCCGCCGTACGACCCCAGCGTGCTCGCCGCGTTCTCGGAGATCAACGGCACCCATGCCCGTGCCGTCGCGATCAAGGCGAAGTGGGAGGTCGGGTTCGGCTTTAACATCGTCCCGCACCCCCGCGCTGACGACCCTGATCCCGATGGTGACCAGCGAAAGCGCGTCGATGACTTCTGGCACGGCCGCGATTCGACCTGGAAGATTGGACCAGAAGGCACTGCCGCCGCGACGCCTGACGAGGTCCTCGCGATGGGGCGGCGTGACTTCCACTCTCCGGGCTGGGGCTCGATCGAGATCCTCGCTAACGGAGCCGGTGAACTCACTGGCCTCGCTCACGTCCCATCAACCACAACTCGGGTTCGGAAGTCAACCTCCAACGACGGAAAGGAGACGGTCGCCGGGACGGGGTACGTCCAGGTCCGCGGTCGGAACAAACGCTACTTCGGCGAGGCGGGTGCTCGCCATGCTGATAGTGAGGGGGGCGACGGACCGACGTTCGTCGACGCCGATACCGGGAAGACGTACAACCGGGGGTCGAGCGTTCCCAACGACGTCGCGAACGAACTCCTGTTCTTCGTCAACCCCTCGCCGCTCTCGCTCTACTACGGGATCCCTGAGTGGGTGGCCGAGATGCAGACGATGGTCGCCGAGCAGGCGGCGAAGGAGTACAACCGCGACATCTTCGAGCACAAGGCGATCCCCTACCTCGCGGTGATCGTCAAGAACGGCAAACTCTCCGAAAAGTCTCGGAGCGAACTTCGCTCGGTCATCCACGGTTTGAAAGGCGAGAGCCACCGAACGGTGATCCTCGAACCCAAGAAGATCCTCGATGCCGCCGAGAACCCATTGCAAAACAAGGACGGCAGCGAGCCGGAGATCGAACTCCAGCCGCTCGGCCTCACCGAGAACGAGGACATGGCGTTCACCGAGTTCCGCGAGTTCAACGAGCACGACATCGCGAAGGTCCACGGCGTGCCGCCCCAGCTCATCAACCGACTCGGCGACTCCAATCGGGCGAACATCAAGGAGTCCATCCGGACGTTCGCGAATCAGGAGGTCGCCCCTGAGCAGTCACGGTTCGCCGAGCGCCTCTACCGCGTACTCCACGTCGACTACCTCGACGCTCCCGACTGGACGATCGAGTTCGAGCTCCGCGGTGCCGACACTCGACAGCAGGACGCCGAGATCGCGGCGACGAAGCTCAAGAACGCAAAGGAGATCGTGAAGGTCAACGAGGGCCGCGAGATGCTTGGCCTCGACCCGCTTGAGGATCCGATGGGTGAGTGGATGATCGCCGAAGTCGGCGGCATGGGGACCGGCGGCTCGGTCGATCAGGCCATCCAGGACCGCATCGACGAGGGCATGGGTGACACTGAGTCAACGCTCTCGGATAGGTTCGAGCGCCAGTACCTCATGAACCAGGGCGCGAACGCCGACTGATGAGCGCCAGTCCCACCCGGCGTACGCTCGCGAAAGAGGCCGCGGGCTTCCCGCCGGAAGTCGAGCGTGCGCTCCGTGGGTTCTTCGACGACTACACCGACGCGCTCGATCCCATCCAGGGCGACCTCGTCGACGCTCTCGAGGACGGCGACATTGACCCGACCACGATGCGCTCGCTCGACGTCGAGGTCCGCTCAGTGTTCGGCCAGTACACCAACGACATCGAGGTCGTCTACACCAACGGCACCGAGAACGGAGCACACGCCGGGCGGCAGGCGGCCGCGCGGCGCTACCCGATCGACGTCTCGTTCGATGTGGTTCCGCAGAACGTCCTCGATGAGTTCTCGACTTGGTCGTCGGAGATGACCGACCAGGTGATGGAGACGATGACCTCTGATGTGACGAACCTCGTCCGCGGCGCGCACAAAGAGGGGCTGACGATCGACGAGATCACCGAGCAGGTCGACGACGTCTTCGAGAACGACCTGAAGGACTGGCAAGCCGAACGAACCGCGCGGACGGCGACCATCTCCTCGAGCAACGCCGGCCAGCACTCGGCCTATCAGGACGCCAGTTCGGTTGTCGGCACCGAGTGGGTGGCGACCGGCGACGGCCGGACACGCGCCGCACACTCGGCCGCAAATGGGCAGGTCGTCGGCACTGGCGGGACGTTCATCGTCGGTGGTGAAAACCTCCGCTACCCTGGCGACCCGTCCGGGAGCGCGGGGAACGTCATCCACTGTCGGTGTACGACGATTCCATGCTTCACCGACGCGTTCAACCAGTCGGAGCTGGCGACGCTCCAGGCGGGCGGCCGTATTGCTGCATGATGCTCAGGCTAAATTCTCTTTAGAAAATAGGCAATCGGTGGGAAACTTTTCCATGTAAGAGGTGGCAGTCCGTATCATGGCGTTCACAATCCAGGAATTCGTCGTCGGCACAGGCGGGCTTCTATCTCGCATAGAGCTTTTCGCTGGAGGGTTGTACGTCTCATTGCTGATGTTTCACTTTTTCGTGATTCTTCTAATGAGCGCGAGAGCAGGAGAAGTCGCTCTCCCTCAGTCAACCGAGATAGTGTATCTCCCCATTATCGCAGTAACATTCATCCTCTCTTGCTGGCTGGGCTTCTCGACTGGCGGATTACTTGCCGCATTAGGTGTAGGAGTGGCTCCAGTTCTTGAGCTGATGACTATCGGGTTGCTGCTGAATGCAGCGGACCTTAACGACCCAGACATTGCTCTCTGGTACCTTGCACTCACATTCCTCGCTGGTGGACTCCTGATAGCGCTTATCGGATTTGTGGTTGGAACTGGCATCCAAATTCTTGGAACTCTCTGAATTTCTGGCAGTATTGATTCGATCTGCGGAGTGCCCGCACTCATTCGGCCAGTAGAACCGTTCCCGATGACCACATGCCCGCCGGGGGCCGCTGTGCGAGGCACTGTCCCCGGCGTTTTGCTCCCATGAGCCCATGAACCACAGCACACCGAGACACTTCTCGAAGACGGTCGCGATCAAGGCGACCGACGACGAGGAGCGCACCGCTACGGGGGTCGTGCTCACCACGAACGAGCTCGATCGCCAGCTGGATTTCCTCGACGCCGATGGCGTCCGGTCGATGTTCAACCCCTCGCCTGATGATGGGGTGATGCACACGAAGTTCCCGGACGGCCACGCCGAGCTCACCCGCAACGAGGTGCTCGACGAGAACGAGGATATCGACGGCCACGCGTTCAAGGCCGACGACTGGGTGATCCAGCGCCACTACACGGACGACGAGCGCTGGGAACTCGTGAAATCGGGTGTGCTGTCGGCCTACTCGATCGGCGGTGACGTCACCGACGCCGAAGAGTACGACGACGTCGACGACCTCCCCGACGAGGTGGAGATTCCCGACGTTGTGGTGCCGGAGTCGGTGCCGGATGACTACTGGCCGATCTCGAAGATCACCAACGGTTCGGTGAGCGAGATCTCCGACGTCGACATCGGCGCGGTGCCGTCGGCTTCGCATGCTGTCGTGAAGTCCATCGGGAAGAACGTCCTCGACCAGACGGACGGCCGCGACGAGTTTCTGGCGCTCATGGAGCAGCGCGGCGCGACGGAGGACGGTGCCAATGACCTCTACGACTACTTGGAGGGCATCGACAAGGACTACGACATGAGCAAATCAGCACCAGACGACGCGACGATCGGCCGCCGAGTCAAACGGATGATCGGCTTCGGTGGCGACGACCCATCCTTCGAGAAGCTCGCGAAGGACCTGACCGACGAACAGGGCCAGCTCGTCCAGCAGGCCATTGACGAGTTCGTCGAGGCTCAGGGCGAGAGCGACGTCGGTACGTTGCGAGACTGGATGTGGAACAAGGGCGACGACCTCGATCCCGACGTACGGACGGCCCTCGAGGCGGCGCTCGACGAGTTCTACGACGACCAGTATCCCAACAATCAGCAGGTCAATAGCGACTTCGCCGAGTGGGTCAGCAGCGAGACGGACATCGAACTCACGATCGACATGACAGACGACGACAACCCTGGGGGCGACGACAAGTCGCTCCCCGAACAGAACGCGGCACAGCTCGAAGAAACGAACCAGAAGCTCGACGACGTCCTCGAGGCCATCGGCAAAGCCGGCGACGGTGACGGCGATGGGGACGGCGACGGCGGCGGGGACGGTGGCGACGACAAGTCGCTCCCCGAGAAGAACGCCGAGCAGATCGAGGACATGACCGAGAAGGTCGGCGAAGTCTCGAAACGCGTCGAGCAGGTCGTCGAGCAGGGCGGCGGCGGTGGCGGCGGTAGCCAGCAGCTCGGCGAGACGAACGAGAACGAGACCACCTCGGAGAAGGCGGACATCCTCGACATCGAACAGGAGATCTTCGGATAATGAGCCAGACTCAGCGACAGCCCCAGCAGGACAACATCGGGTTCCAGAAGACCGTGCGACCCGACGGCCAGCCGGTCGTCAAGACGGCCACCGGCCAGGAACTCAGCAAGGAACAGGCGATCGCCGCTGTTCGCCAGAAGAACAGCGAGATCATCAAGCAGATCACCACCGGCGACTTCGAAAACGGTGGTCGGCTGAACCGCCAGCAGTTCGCTCGCTTCTACCAGGAGGTCATCGCGAACTCGAACATCCTGAACATGGTGCGCGTCGAGCCGGTCGACGGGCCCGACTCCGAGATCGACCGTATCGGTGTGGGCGAGCACCTGCTCCGCCCGGTTGGCGAGAACGAGCGTGTCATCGACCACTCAGTGAACACCGGGAAGGTCGACATCGACGTCTACAAGGCTGGCTTCGGCTGGGACCTCTCTCAGGAGGTCGTCGAGGACTCGATCGAGTACGAGAACACCGCGCAGATCATCCTCTCGATGTTCACCGACCAGTTCGCGTTCGACGTTGCGACGCTGGGCTTCCAGGGCGACGAGGATGCGACGGTCTCCGACGGCAGCGGCGGCACCATGCCCGACCCGTTCTACTCGCAGGTCGACGGCTGGGTAGCCAACGCGACGGACGACGGCGCGGACGTGAAGGGCTACAACGATGCCGTCACGCTCAACGAGGGCGTGATGTTCAACCTCACGCTCCAGATGCCCGACAAGTTCATCGACGCGACCTCGCCAGCGATCATGGCGCACCCGAAGCAGGTCGTCGCCTATCGGCGTTCGCTTTCAGACCGGAACACGTCGCTCGGTGACGAGATGCTCACTTCGGGCCGGATCCCGACGCCGACCGGCTACCCGCTCGTCCCGACCAACGCGATCGGGACGGACACCGTGATGTTCACCGACACGTCGAACCTCATCTACGCGCCACACCGCGATATGAACGTCAAGGTGACGACGGACTCGGAGAAGGTCGTCAAGAACGATCTCTTCGCACAGTACGGCGTGTTCGCCCGCCTCGACTACGCGGTCGAGCAGGGCAACGCGGTCGCGATCGCCGAAGAGCTCGCGGAACCAGAGCCGGTCGACCCGGCGGAGATGTGAGGTGAGCTGATATGAAACTCCAACACAAACCCAACGACTCGCCGAGTACGTACGACGGCCACGGTGTTCGAACCACGCCCGGCGAGACTGTCGACACCGAAGAGATCGACAGTGACCAGGACGCCGACGAGATCGGCGAGACGCTCCTCGAGACGGGCTACTTCCAGCGTGCCGACGAGGGCACGGACGCCAACACCGTCGACGATGGTGCTCCTGACGAGGTCGAGCCACCGTTCGACCCAACTGGGATGACGGTCGCCGAGATCCGCGAACGTCTCACCGACGAGGACTACACCGACGCCCAGCTGGTGGCGATGGCCGACGTCGAACGCGAGGACGGCGACGACCGTGATGGCGCGATCGACCTGCTCTCGGCGTCGCCGGAGAAATGAGTACCACCGGGGGCGATCCCGAGCGCTACCTCGAAGTGAGCGACGTCCAGGAGGAGCTCCCGTTCAACGCGAACGACTTCCCGCTCCAGTCGAGCGACCAGTACGACAACGCCCTCGAACGCGCGCTCGACGCGGCGTCTGGCATGGTCGAGGATTGGACGGACACAGTGTTCGCGACGACCACGCGGACCTCGACGCTCTCGCGGCCCGTCGGCGTCGCCGAACGCGAGCTCCCAATGCCGCATCGGCCTGTTCAGTCGGTGACCTCGGTCACGGTCGGCGGGCTCGTACTCGACAGCGAGGACTACCGCGCCGGCGAGACGTACCTCTACCTCCTGCCGAGCGCGCCGATCTCGGAGTGGCCGACCGACAACCTCGCGATCGACGTGACCTACACGCACGGTCGCGATGGCGTCCCGTCTGAGGTCAAGCGAGCTATCATCCGACTCGTTCGGAACGCGCTCGACCAAATCGAGACCGACGGCATGGAGTCCGACCGTACGGCGAGCGAGTCCTACACCTACCGCCCGCCGGAGGACATCAAGGCCGAGTGCGTGGCGATGGTGAGCGGCTACAGCGCTCCGTCGTACTACGGCGGCGCGCAGGTGATCTGATGGGGCTCTCGAAAGCGGATCGCGAGGCGGTCGAAGAGCTCGTACAGACTCTCGAGGACGCAGGCGCGGATGTCGGGAGCGTCAAGAAAACACGATGGGACGATGACGATCCCATCGATCTCGACATCAGCTGCGAACTCGACCCGGCAGAGTTCCACGAGTGACACCAGCATGACAGGCACAACCTACGAGTGGCGAAGCGACACGCCACGCATCCGACCCGACGGCGAACGCATCGGTGACGGCGACCCCATCGACCCGACCGACCACGAGCTACGGACGTGGCCCGATCGGGTCGTCGCCGTCGAGAGCACCGACACCGAACGCACCGACCGCTCGCTTACACAGACCGCCATCGAAGCCGCGACCGACCGCAAATTGCAGGAAATGGCTAGTCAGATCGACGGCGTGGCTGAGGATCAGAGCGCGGCCGATCTGCGCGCCGAGCTCTACGACCACCCCGACAGTGAAGCCGTCGCCGCGGCGGTCGCGGCGGTCGAAGATCTGGAGACCGACACCGGCACCGAGAACGGAGAGTAACCCGTGCCCCGCCATCGGAATCGCCAGTCGGCCACCCACTACCTCACCGTCGAGCGCGACGGTGAGCAAGAGATCACGTGCTCGGTCGACGACGAGTGTCCACCAGGCTATCACTGCGAAAACGGCATCTGCGTCGACGGCTACGGCGACAAGCCATCGGGCGAGACCACCGTCCTCGACGACGAACCCGTGGAGTACGAGCCCGAAACAACGGCCTACATCCGCACCGGGAGCGGCGAGCGCGTTCAGCGTGCCCCGAAGATCGGCGGTCGCGGGGCGCTCGCCGAGCTCGTCCAGGAGGGCGACGCGCTCACACTCACCCCGATGGCTGATTCGGGTGGTGGCGCGACGCTCACCAACCTTGAGGCGACGGGGATCGACCCCGAGTACGGTCGTCGAGCGCGAGTCGGTCGGACGGCTATCGAACTGGAGCAGAACTAACGATGGTCAAGACCGAGTTCAAATGGAAGCACAACCGCAACATGAAGGATGCGGCGAAGCGCCTGAACGACCTCCAGGATGAGGTCGGCACCTCGCTCAAATCGGCGTGTGAGGAGATCGGTCTGCGAGTCATCGCGACCGCGGTGCGGCTGGTCCACGTCGACACCGGCCGCTTGCGAGCGAGTCTGGAATCGCAGGTCGAAGAGGTCGGAAAGTACGCCGTCAAGGTGTCGATGGGTACGAACGTCCCGTACGGAGCCAACCAGGAGCGGCTGTACCCCTACCTCCGCCCGGCGATCCGCGAGAACGAACAGCAGATCGAGCGGATCGTAAACGACGCGCTCCAAGAGGCCGTTAAACGAGCATCATGACCTCTACATCAGACCGCGCGGCGGGCGGCGTCGCCGACCTCCGACCGGCGATGCTCGGCTGGCTCCGCGACCACCGGCCGCTGACGGAGCGCCTCGAGTGGATCGACTCGGTGGAGGACGGCGCGGATGCCATTCGACCACCGCGATACCTCCAGAGAGCGCGTGATGCGGACGGTGACGCGCCGGACATCGTGCTCACCGTGGAGGTCTGGACGCCGAATGTCACTCGTGCGAACTCGGAGACCCAGCGCACACACTCCGGGCAGGTGGTGCTCTCGCTCCGCTACGGCGTGAGCGAACACCTTCCCGGCCAGTGGGGCGACGAGGTCCGCGCGGAGATCGCGGCCTGCCTCACTCGGTATCGGGAGGGCTGGTATGCGCCCACCGTGACGGGCGGCGATACCGAACTCCAGCCGGTTGATGAGATCAACAGGGAGGAACTCGCTATCACGTACGGTCAAACACATCGCAACTGGGGCTAACGGCCCCGTCGACGACAGTACCGACTGACGACTAACCAGCGGCCAGCGATTTGCGGCGCGACACAACGACAACGAGAGACATCCAATGGCAATCGACGTAACCAGCAAGATCGAAGCGACGGCGAAGAAAGTATCAATCATCCTCGCGGAGTGGAACGAAACCGAGAGCGCCTACGATCGGACGGTAGTCGGGCTCACGATGAAGGACGATCTCACCACCACGATTGACAACGAGGATACAGATTTCACGCCGGGAGACGAGTACCAGACCCGGCGCTACGACGTCTCGGGGACGATGGACCTCGAATTCTCGATGGCGATCGCGAAAGACCTCTCCGGACTCGAAGCACTCGGGATGGTCGACTCGGACGGCAAGATGATCACCTCGGGCACGGAGAAGTGGATCGGGTTTGGCGAGGATCGCCACCTCGAATGGGCGTACTGGAGCGGTGAGCCCGACTACGAGAACGCCGACATCGTGGCGGACTCGGAGATCCTAAATCGCTTTAGCGATGTGAAGCTCGTCGCGCCGGAGTTCGATCCCTCCGAATCCCCCTACTCGGTGTCGATGACTGGGTGGGTAGAGGGCGACTTTTACGTCAACTACCCAGGGTATGATGCGATCAACGGCACTGACGGAGGTACTGGCACATGAGCGACGCTGGTGTGAAGAACCCTGGCGTCGCGAACGAACTCCAGGACCAGCTCGATCAGCAGGTCGCGGACGAGGTGGCGACGATCGGAGCGCTCGACGAGACGCGAAAAGACCTCGAGGGACGCGACCCGCCGCGTGACAACGCACCCGAAACCGCGGCCACGGACGGCGGCGAACTCGAAACCGTCGACGCCGACACCGCCGAGGTTGACGAGACAGCGGGCTACACCATGTCGGTCGACCGCCGCATCGGGAGCACCCATCTCGACGTCGAGTATCACGCACCCGGCGAAGAGGACGCTCGCGAGGCACGCCTACGGTTCGGGAAGCCGAACGGGCTCGCCAGTCGTGAACTGTTCGCGCCGATCGAGGAGGTCGAGGAGAGCGAAGGTCAGTCGGTCAACGAGATGACCGACTACATCTGGGGGACGCTCGCCGAGTGGTGTGCCGAGGAGCACGCCGACGGCGTCGACCAGTCACCCAGTGAGGCCGAGTTCTGGGCGACACGGATGGGGCTCGGCGATGCGATCAGCGTTCTCCAGGACCTCGCCCTCGGCATCGACCCAAACGCGTAGTCACGTACGCACAGTCCGACATCGGCCAGGCCCGCGGGGATCTTTACGAGAAGGCAGGCGTCTCGGGCCCAACGGAGTTCGGGAAGCTCCCTGAACAGGACCGGATCTTCTGGAGCGCCTGGCAAGAAGAACGCCAGGAACGCCAAGAAGAGGAGATGCCGGACGAGAACTGAGTAGCTCTTACTCCCGGCTCGCAGCCCGCTGCGAGAACCCCATTCGATACACACCAAATGGCATTATTCGACAACTTAGAGTCATCTCTCAAACTCGACGCGAGTGACTACGTTCGCGAGGCCGACAAGGCCGAGCGGGCGAGCAAGGACGTCGCCGACGCGACCGAATCGATGGGCGACGCGGCGGGTAATTCTGCCGGCGGTGCCGACCGAGCGAAGCAAGCCGTCGGAGGTTTGGCGGCCGGTGCATCGGCACTCGCGGCGGGTGGTCTCGCGAAGTCCATCCAGGCGGCGACGAGCTTCGAGTCGTCGATGGCCGACGTCGAGAAGGTCACCAGCAAGGGTATCGCCGAGAAGCTGAAGGGGAATTTCCAGTCGCTTGCCGAGGAGATCCCGATCTCCCAGCAAGAGCTCGCCACGCTGGGCGAGCAGGCTGGGAAGTTCGGTGTCAAGGGCGCAAAGAACATCACGAAATTCGTCGAGACGGTCGGCCAGATCTCCTCGGCGACCGATCTCGCGGCTGGCGAGGCCGGGACTCGATTTGCGAAGATCGCTGGCGCGATCGGATTGCCGATGGGCCAGATCGGCAAGCTCGGCAACGCGACCAACTCGCTCGCGGACTCGATGAAGACGGACGCAGGCGAGATCACAGACACCGCAAACCGCGCGGGGATCACGCTCTCGAAGCGCCTGGGGCTCTCGAAACAGTCGGTCCTCGGATTGTCGGCCTCGATGAATGAGGTGTCCCCGAGCGCCCAGCTCGCGGCCTCAGGACTCAAACAGGCTGCCGAGGCACTCCTCGATCCGAAAAAGGTCGGGAAGATCGCCTCGGCGCTGGGGATGACGAAAAGCGAGTTCATCCAACTTCGCGATCAGAGCCCGCAGAAAGCGTTCGATCTCGTCTCGAAGGCGATGGCGAAGGGTGGCGACCGCGCCACCGCGCTCGCCAAAGCAGTTGGAAAGCGCCCTACGCGGGCGTTCTCGGCGCTCGGCCAACAGGTCGGCCGAACTCACCAAGCGATGAAGACGGCCAGCGGGCAGTTCAAGAACGGGACGTCGCTCGCCCGCGAGATGTCGATCCGGACCGGGACGGCTGCCGGGAAGTGGCAACTGTTTAAGAACAAACTCCAGAACGTCGCGATCACGACCGGCGACGCCCTCCTTCCGGTGTTGCTGCGGGTTCTCGACCCGATCTCGAACGCGATCAGTCTGTTCGGCGAGTGGAATTCGAAGCTCGGCGGCATCCCGGCGGTGGTCGCGCTCGTCGCGACGGCGATCGGCGGGCTGGCGGTCGCGGCAGGAGTGTTCATCGGCCCGCTGACGACTGGTGTCACGATGATGGGAGCGCTTGCCGGGGCGGCCTCGGCGCTGCTCTCACCGCTCGCGCTCATCGGAACCGCCCTCGGAGCGCTCCTCTCTCCGATCGGGATCGTTATCGCTGGCGTGGCGGCGCTCGGCGCGGCGTTCGCGACCGACTTCGGAGGGATCCGCACGATGGCGATGCAGCTCGTCGGCATCCTCCGAGGTCAGTTTCTCACGATCTGGACGCAGCTGAAGGCCACTATCCTCCCGATACTCTCACAGATCGCAGCGGCGTGGGACGGCCAGGGCTCGCGCGTCCAGTCCGTCGCGTCGACTCTTATCGAGAATATCGGCGGGAGGCTCGTCCCGATCATCCTCCGATTCGGGGCGATGGCTCGTCGCGCGATCGCGTCGGTGGCCTCTTTTTGGAATACACACGGGTCGACGATCCTCTCGATCGTCCGGCTCCTTTCGACGAACCTCTCGGAGATGCTGATTCAGGCGATGGCGGCCGTTTCGTCGGCTCTTCAGGGCGACTTCGTCCAGATGCGAGGGGCGTTTCAGGAGTTCAAAACGGCCGCACTGAACATCTGGAACGCGATCTGGCCCCGCTTGAAACAGGCGGCGATGGCCGGTCTGCGGATGGCCTGGAACTGGGTGAAGGGGCCGGGCGTCTCGCTGGCGAAGCAGGCACTATCTTTCCTCGCCACCGCGGCCGTCGCGGCGTTCAACTTCGGGAAACAGCATATCCTCCCGGCCGTTCAGTCGGCGCTGCGCTTTGCCTGGAACTGGGTGAAAGGACCAGGCGTTCAGCTCGCGAAGCAAGCCCTCTCGCTGCTGGCGAGGGGTGCGGTAGCGGCCTTCAAGTTTGGAAAGCAGAACTTGCTTCCCGTCGTTCAGCGAGCGATCCGCTTCGCTTGGAACTGGGTCAAAACGTCAGGGGTTTCGCTCGCAAAGCAAGCCCTCGCGTTCCTAGGCCGCCAGGCTATTGCGGCGTTCACCTTCGCGAAAGAGAACATCCTCCCGAAGGTACAGACAGCGCTCACCGCCGCGTGGACTTGGCTCCGTACGTCGGGCGTCCAGCTCGGCCGTCAGGCACTCACGTTCCTCGGAAACCTAGGCGATAGCCGCCTTCACGTTCGCGAAAAACAAGATCGTCCCGAAGGTCTCGAAGGCGCTCGGTGCGGCATGGACGTGGCTACGAACGACAGGCCTCCAGAAGGGCAAGCAAGCCCTCATATTCCTCGGAAATCAGACGATAGCGGCGTTCTCGTTTGCGAAGAAGAAGATAGTTCCGAAGGTTTCGAAGGCGATCGGGGCCGGATGGCAGTGGCTTCGGACTAAAGGACTACAGAAGGGCAAACAAGCGCTGATTTTCCTCGGAAATCAGGCCATCAACGCGTTCACGTTCGCGAAAAACAAGATCGTCCCGAAAGTATCCGGGGCGATCGGTGCGGCATGGACCTGGCTCAGAACGACAGGTCTCCAGAAAGGTAAGCAAGCGCTCGGATTCCTCGCAAACCAAGCCGTCAACGCCTTCGACCTCGGCAGTGGTGGCGGTTCCGGCGGTGGTGGCGGTGGCGGTCTACAAGGCAAAGCCGCCTCGGCGCTCTCGGGCGTCGGAGCGTGGCTTCGGAATCAGGGCGTCTCGATCCTGAGAGGTGCGCTCTCGTTCCTCGTCACGCAGGGAGCGAACGCGCTCTCGGCGCTCCAGCAGGCCGGCCGCCGTGTCGTCTCGCAGGCCATCGCCGCGATCTCGACGTACCTCCGAACGCAGGCTACGACGGACGTCAAAAACGCGTTCAAGGCGATCGGCCGCGGGATTAGGGCCGTTCTGGTCGGTCTGTTCAACGTCGGAAAGGGGATCGGGAGGATCGTCAGGCAGGGGATCGGCGCGATCGTCTCCTACCTCCGAAATCAGGCATGGTCCGATCTCAAGGGAGCTGCCGAATTCCTGTTCGGCGCAGCAGTCACGGCCGCGAAGGGACTGTTCGCTCTCGGAAAAGGGATCGGACAAGCGATACGGACCGGTATGGGGGCGATTT